TTTCTTTGACTAGCCTCAAGACCTCAAGTGCTGCCGATAAGGTTTACGATGTGACTTGGGCAGCCAAGGATTACCAGCTTGAGCCTCTAAACTCGCTCGCTGGCGGTATTCCAACACCTTGGACACAAATCCGTGCCGTAGATGACTACTGGTTCCCGCTTGCAAACGATGAAGCAACTGTCGAAGTGACCGGAACATTCGGTTGGAGTGCTGTTCCAAAGCCAATCAAGCTGGCCACGATTATGTTGGCTATGAGGCTTTACAAGCGTATGGACTCACCACTCGGCGTGGCGGGTGTCGGTGAAATCGGAGTTATCCGAGTCAGCCGTATTGACCCAGACATCGATGCAATGATTAGCCCATTCAAGAAGATGAGGATGGCTTAGTGGCAATCAGCGAAATGCGAGATGCCCTAGCTACCAACCTCGCAACTATTCCAGGGCTTAGAACCGCCCCAGAACTTATTGACAACCCAAGCCCACCAGTTGCTCTGGTCAGCCTAGAATCCATCGAATACGATCAGGCTTATCAGCGTGGACTCACCCTTTACACTTTCACGGTTATCGTGATTGTCGGCCGTGCTGCCGAAAGAACTGCACAGCGAAAGCTTGATGACTACCTAGCAAATGACGGAGAGCAATCCGTCAAGGTTGCTGTAGAATCAGATAGAACTCTGTCGGGTTATGCTCAAGATCTTCGGGTCGTGAGTGCTGGTTCGATTGGGTCTATACAAGTAAACGATCAAACCTACTTGGCGGCTGAATTCACAGTCACCGTCTATGCATAATAAGGAGATAAATTGGCAAAGTTCATTGCTACAGGCACTAAGGTGACCTTGAACGGAAACGATCTCTCCAGCTCATGTGCCCGTGCAGAGCTGGTGATCAATGCCGCTGAGGTAACCACAACCGATTTTGGCAGTGCAGGTTGGACCGAGGTAATCGGTGGCCTAAAATCAGGTCAGGTATCACTTGACTTCCACGCTGACTATGGCACTGGTGCGGTATCCCGCATCTTCCAGCCTCTAGTTGGCACAATCGGAACTGTTACAGTTATTGCTGCTAACGGAACCGCTGCTTCACAGAGCACACCTGCTTACACTGCAACTGTTCTAATCAACAGCTTCACCCCAGTAAGCGGTGCTGTCGGAGACCTAAGCACCTTCTCGGTTACTTTCCCGACTACTGGAGAAGTTACCTACGCAACAGCATAAGGAGAATAATGAAACTCAACCTACAAGTAACATTCGAAGATGGCAACTCTAAGGACATCACCTGTAACGCTGCTGACCTAGTTGCCTTCGAAGAAAAATACTCTGTTTCAGTATCCGCAATCGGAACCGAGACCAAGCTGAGCCACCTGCTCTTCTTGGCTTGGCACTCCGAGAAGCGAACAGGAGCGACCAAAGAAGAGTTCGATAAGTGGCTCGAAAAGGTTAGCTCGGTTGGAGACTCCGCCAACGACCCAAAATAACGGGTCTGGGGGATTCCTCAGCACATTGGTTTATTGCAGGTTTAGCTTGCGAGACCGGCATAGCACCTAGTGTTTTGATGCAAGAATCAGAACGCATGCTATGGACTATGCATAGATGGTTAGTGGCAAAGAACTTGCCAAGAACCTAATCGGGAGACCGCCCTTCGGGGCGGTTTTCTTTTTAGCGGTAAACTTGTATCAATCGATTGGCGGTAATCTTGGCGAGTATTGATCCTAATTTCCAAATCTCCACAAAGTCTGGAGCATTCGGTTCGTCAAACACCGTAGTCCTAGAAATTACAAACTGGGATGAAGTCATGAAGGTAATCAAAGAACTTGACGAGGACTGGATTAGAGGCCTCCGTAAAGAGTTTCGTGCCATCGGTGCTCAGGCTCAGAAGAAGGTCAAGGATGTCATTCCAGGCAAGAATAAGCCCCCTCTGTCTGGTATGCGACAGGTGCATTTCGGTCGCTTAGCTTGGGGCACAACCTACGGTGGGGATGGCCCACGACCAAAACCAGCCAAGTCAGTTTTGATCCAAACCCCAAACACACGCAAGAAGAAGTATCGAGAGCTTGAGCGTGTTCCGATTGTTCGGTTGCAAATCGGATCGCCAGCAACCGTGCTACTTGACATGGGTGGCAGAAGATTTGGTGCAAAGGGTCGCAAGGGATTGACCCCCGAGTATGACTACATGTACACAATCGGTGGGCGTAAGGTTCCAGGCAAGAGACAACACCGTGTTCGACCTCTTGCTTTTGCTAAGGGTTTTGGTACTGGAGGTGCTCGTGTAGCTGGCAAGGTAAATGCATCCCGCTTTGTCTATCCAGCGGTCGAGAAGTCGATGCCATCAGTTACTCGTAGAATGAGAGAAGTTGTTTTCCGCACTAATTCAGAAATCCAAGCAAAGTTAGCGAGGCAGTCATAAATGGCAGGAAAGATAAATGTCAATCTAACGACTGCCGTACAGGGTCTTGCTAACGCTCAAAGACAGCTTTCGACCCTAGGCAAGGGTATTGCTTCGGTTGGTCGTACCGCTGGATTAGCTGCTATTGGTTTTGCTGCCTTTACTGTCGGTATCAAGGGTGCTGACTTTGCTGTAGATGCTATCGCTGGAGCTAGAGACCTAGAGCGTAACCTGCTCGGTCTAAAGACTGTATTTGAAGAAGTAACCCCTCAGATGAAGCAGTTCACGAGAGAGGCCGAGAATGTTGGTCTATCTCTAAACGAAGCTTCTAAGTCATCTGTCTTTATCGGTTCGGTTCTAAAGCAATCTGGATTCTCGATTCAGGAAACCGCTGATCTTACAGAACGCCTAGTCAGACTTGGAACTGACCTATCGCTGACCTATGGCTACGATGTCCAAGAAGCTCTATTAGGTATGACCGCTCTCTTCCGTGGAGAGTATGACCCGATTGAAAAGTTCGGTGTTGCTATGAAGCAATCCGAAATCAATTCTGAGTTGGCAGCTCGTGGACTAAGCAACCTTGAGGGTGCTCAGCGTAGATTCGCCGAACAGCAAATCCGTGTCGAGTTGTTATTCCAGCGATCGGCAGATGCTCAGGGTGCATTTGAGCGTGGTGCTGGAACTCTAGCTGTAGAGCAACTAAGACTTCAAGCGACATTCAATAACCTAAGAGACACCGTGGCTATGGGCTTGCTCCCAGTTATGGGCGAGCTAACTCTGAGCTTCCGTGAAGCCTTAGAAGAGGCCGAGCCAAAGATTGTCGAGGCCTTCAAGGCCTTAGAGCCAGTCTTGATGAACCTAAACACCACTTTGGTTCCAGTTCTAGTCGATCTTGGAATGTCGGTAATTGAGACCTTTACTCAGGTTATTGAGCTTATCTCTGACCTGCTTGATCCAACTAGCCGAGTAGGTGAGTCGGTTGCAGCTCTATTCATTCAGATTGAGTCACTCTTTACTACCATCACTGGTAGCCAAGTAACCACAGAAGATGTTTTCAACGCAATCGCCGAGGTAATTCGGTTCGTAGCCGATACAGTTCAAAGCCTTATCTACCTAATCGAAAACTTAGTTATCGGTTTCAAGGTTGCTGCCGAGCAGACAGTTGCACTGTTTACTCTTGACTGGGATACCCTATTCAAAGACTGGAACTCCTACCGTGATGGTTTGGTCAAGGCCAAGGATGCCGCTAATGCCCAGAAGCTTGCAACTCAGCAACTAAACCAAGAACTAGCCAACCAGGAATACTACCTAAACCGTGGTAACCGTGCATGGGCTAACTCGTGGATTGCCCGTGGTGAGCTTGCTAAGGCTCAAGGCTTAGTCAAAGCTGATGAAATTGTTCCGCCAGCCAATGACTTTGGCAAAGAAGGAGCAAAGGCTTCTAAGAACTATGTCGAAGAGTTTTACAAGAAGCTCAAAGAGGACATTCAGAAGCAAACAGCCCGTGAGCAATTAGCCCTAAAGGGTGCATCCGAGGGCTTGATTGATGCCATTCTTGGCTCTGAAGGCTGGATGAAGATTTGGCAACAAATCAAGTCTGGCAAGACCGCTTTGCAAGATTTGCAGGATCAATTCAATAGAACTGCAGCTGGTGCAAAAGAACTAAATAAGGCGGCTGAAGATGCAGCTCGTGCCTTAGAGGAGTACAACGAAAAGGTCGCTCGTATAAATGAGCAACTTGCAGAAGATTTGGCTCGCATTGCCGAACAGGCCGCCGAGGCAAAGCAGGGCTTCAAAGACCTACTAGATGGCTTCTCGGTTCTTCCAACCGTAGAGCGTGAATTCGGTAAGTTTGAATCTCAGGTCTCTGGCTACCTAGAAGAGATTGAGGCATCGCTAAAGTCAGCTTTCCGTAACAAGGACATTCTTGAGGCTGGCTACACAGAACTTCAGGCCTATGCACGCCGTGAGATAGCAATACTTCAAGAAATTGCTAAACAGCGTGACGACCTAGCTCAGCGTTATGACTTCTCCAAGACCCTAATCGAAAACTATCGACAGGCCTTCACTGCAACCTTAGAGCTGACAAACCTATTCAGCCAGCTCAAGGATGAGTCAGAGAAGCGTTCAGTTACAGAAGTCCAGCGTGGCATTGTCACACTGGGTAACTCATTACGCCAGTTTGAGGTCACGATTGCTCGTACTTACGAAGAAACAATCGAAAGCGTCACAAGCAAGTCCGAGGGGCTTGTCCAGAGCTTCCGTGACATGGCTGTTCGAGCCAGAGACTTTGCCTCTAACCTCCGTACGCTACGCCAGCTACAACTCGATCCAAAGCTATTCCAGCAACTAGTCGATGCTGGTGTCGAGGCTGGTGGCGAAACCGCCAAGGCACTTGTCGAGGGTGGCGAAGGTGCAATAAACGAAATCAATTCCATCTACCGTGAGATTGACGCACTCGGTGCTGATCTTGGAGAAGAAGTTGCTGTAACTCTTTATGGCACTGGTATTGACCTAGTAAACGGCTTGCTTGAGGGTATTCGGTCAAAGGAGATGGAGCTTGAAGCTCAGGCTATCCGCATGGCAGAAGCTTTCAACAATGCATTCCAGTCACGCATAAATGTTCAAATAGATGTTGCTGCCGATGCCGCATCTGCCGCTGCTCGCCAGACAGCTGCCGATGCTATTGCTGCTCTTGGCCCTGCCCCTGTAGTGCCACCCATTATCGATGAGGCCGCTCTAAACCAAATCAATAGCCTTATTGCTGGGGCTAACCGCTACATCAAGAATGTCACTGACCCCCTAAAGGCTGCTGGTGCTGGTCAGAAGCTAAACATCTACGAAGCACTGAGACAAGACATCTTGTCTGGAACTGCCATAAATACATCGGGAATCGTATCTGGCCTAAGCTCCACAGAACTTGCTAACCGAGCTAGAGCTACGGGAACTACACAAACCTTCAACATAAATGTGACCGCCGATGGCAGAACTAGCGGTGCTAAGGCTGGTGAGGCAATAGTTGAAAGCCTTCAGAAATTCAGCAATACTAACGGTAACTTCACAGTAGGAATCACTACATAATGAGCATGCCAGCCGAAAAGGTCGAGATTGGCCTTATAGCCTCTCCTGCCGGAGCCTTGAGGTTTACGCTAGACGACTCGCTGAAGGGCGTGCTAGACAACACTGAGTACCCCCTAGGCGGAGGTTCGGTCTTTGTTGATGTGACTAGCAGGGTTCGAAGATTCGGTATCTCTCGTGGTCGATCTGGATTGTTTAGCTCCTTCCCCGCTGGTCAGGTGAATGTCGAGTTCAATAACCACGATCGTGCTTTTGACCCATTATTCGGTTCATCGCCTTTTGCTGGCGACATCGTGCCGAGAAGAGAAATAAGAGTTACTTCAGGCACAACTGTCATTTACACGGGCTGGATAGACGACTGGAACTACAGCTACACGCCAGACGGAGATTCGGTCGCTGAGGCTATTGGCTACGATGCCATCAGCATTCTTTCGGGTCAAACCCTGACAGGCGGAACTCCGACCTCACAGCTCACAGGTGCTCGTGTCGAGGCAGTTCTAAACGATGTGAATTGGTCATCGACCCTACGAAGCATCGATGCTGGTCAAGCCCTACTGAGTGCTGCTCCGATCGAAGCCGACACGAACGCTATGGCCTACCTACAGCAAGTTGCCAGCTCCGAGCCAGGATTCGTATTCGTTGCTAAGAACGGTAATCTGACCTTCTTAGACAGGTCTCAATCGCCCACTACAGGGTCTTATGTGACCTTTGGAGGCACTGGCGTGCCATTCCAGAA